CGTTATTAAGATTCAATTCCATGCCATGCTCCATGATTTTCCAAAAGAGGCCCTTTCGGACCCCTTTCAGAAACCCGAGGGTTAGGCCAAGTAACGCTGTACTTGTGTAGATGCACGTTGTGTTGTAACGATAGCACCTGTAGTCATGCCAGCCAGAACAGCAACACCAGCGGGGTTACGCACAATCAATGTGCCTTCCATGATGTACTGATCCAAAGAGGCATCAGCGTTAGAGAACACTTCGTTGTTAGGACCGAGTTCACGCAAAGAACCCCACTGAACAACGTCAGGGTTCAAGAACAAAATGGAAGTGTTGTCTGCACCAGTTTGGTCCATGACCCATGAGTCATCGATCTGGTAGGTGTAGTTGAAATCACCTTCGTATGTACCAATCGTGTCGCCCTTGTCAGCAGGGTTAAAGCGGTTGATAGAACGGCTCTGAGGAATGTTGTCAGAGATGGTGGTACGCAGTGATGTTGGGACTACCATGTTGGTAATCTTGGCATTGAAACGCTGCTCAGCAACAGTCACCAACTGCTTGTACAGCACGGGGCTGAAAGCTTGCAGAGTTTGACCAGAAGAGAAGCTGAAATAACCCAAACCAGCATTGCTCAACACGCCATTGAAAGGAGTGTTGGTAGATGTGGTAGAAGTTGTGTCGTTGCTGTCAGATGCAGCCAAGTTCAAAACGGCAGTACCAGAAGTTGGGTTGCCTGAACGTGTGCCAGCAAAAGAGTACAAAGAACCAAAACGACGACCATTGTTGGGTGATGAGCCTTGAGTAGCGGCTTGACCAGAGTACTTGATAGATGCGCCATCGGCACGAACCATCTGCAACTCAACGTCAAACATGATCTCAGTCAATTGCTTGACTTCTTGATATGCTTGTGGGTCGCCACCAGCTTGTTCCACGGCACGAGCTGTACCTGTAGCACCAATCACAGTTGTGAAAATCTGTGTGTAGTTGCCCAAGTTAGAACGTGTGTTAGAAGCAGCTGCGCTTGAATCAACAGCAGCACCTTCCAACTTAGCGTTCAAAGCTGGTGTACGGAAATAGTCGTTAGGCCAAATGTGCAAAGTCGAATTGATTTTGCGCTTTTTGCTCATAGCCATGTTAGTGAGCGGTGTACGATCCTTAACATAGTTAGAAACTGTCATGTCGAGGTCTTTAACCACGATGTCGGTAGCATATGCGCCATTGCCGTTACCGAGCGATGTACTTGTAATCGTTGCCATAATAATTCTCCTGAATTAACGCTTGCGTTTATTGTTTGCAAGCATGGTTGCTAAAAGGTCACGAGCCGCATTCTTATCGCCAGATTGGGCTTTCCTTTGAAGTTCAACTGTCTTGTCTTCAGGTGCTGTTTTGCCACGAGCCATTGGTTTACTGGCTGCTGCCAATGAACCTCCAGCGTTCTTGACTTTAGGACCTTCTCGGAATTTCATACCATCCCGAATCAATCCTAAAAGATATTCATCACTGGATACCAAATCAATGTTTTGGACACCAGGAACAAATGTACCGCTTGCACCATTCCACTCTTTAGACAATTTGTCTCGTAATTCAGTAAAAACCGCTTTGTTTGCCAGTTCTTTGTCTTTGAAGCTTTGTCGAGATTGTTCAAGCTGTTGCTTTACAAACTCACTTCTATGATTAAAAAACTGTTCAACTCTCGGTCTATTCGCTTTGATGAATTCTGACTTTTCTTGAATCAGTTCGTTGTTTTGTCGAATTGCAGCTTCCGCTTCACTTCTACGAACATCATCAGTAGCATTGTCATAGATTTGCTTCCATTGCTGGTTGAATCCTTGAATTTTTACCAGTTCGTCAGCCGCTTGTTGCAACTGAGGTACTACAGTTAATTCCAATCCAATTTGCAAACCATCTAATTCAGCTCTGCGCTTACTTTCATACTCTTCAAAGTCTGCTTTTTCGGCTTTAAGCTTACGAGCATTCTCATGGATAGCACTTCCTTGACCAAGAATAGCAGCCGCCTTTGATACAGGAATCTCAATAAAGCCACCTTCGGCATCCTTATTGGGAATTCTCCACATCATGTCAGGATTCTGCTCTGCAAACTCCAAGAAGTTGACTGGTTCGGTTACACCATCGGTGGCCTCATCCGCATCTTCTGAATCTACAGTGTCTGTAGTCCCATCAATACTATCTTCAGGTTCGATTCCTTCCTCAGGAGTCGCCTCAGGGGATTCAGCTTTCGCTTCTTCTTGTCCTGCTGGTGGTGCAGCTGCTTCGGTAGGGGGAGTGTTACGCCTGTTGGCGGCAATCATCCCTGCGATAGCATCTACAGGATTCACACCAGTTTGCTCAGTGGCGGTCGCATTAGCGATTACGTCTGACATATATTACCTTATTTCGTTAAAGTTTCAACATTTTTGTTGGCTACCTTACCGAGATATTCAGTTCGTTCTATAAACTCAATGAAGTCTCGGACTCCGGCAACACGCTGTGCATTATCAATTCGATTAACATCGTCTCTGCTTTCTTCTAACATTTCAAGCAGGTAAAACCTATACAGGTTAAACAACAACGCAAAATCATCATTTCTTAAGAGCCGTTTTGCACTCTCACCATTCTCTATAACCAGAGCCTTCCGATTTACATTGGCCTCCTTATGACTATCAATAACTTTTGTTCTGCGATTAAAGTAATCACGGATATTCGATACCAAGCTTTTCATTGCAATCCTTAATCTATTTCAACAGCACTAAGCTTACCTCTCTTAGCTGCCAATGCCTCAAACATATTGTCTGTATCAATATCTTCTGCCTTTTTCATATTCAAAGCAGTAACTGATCCGCTTTCTTGAGCTTTTGCGTTATTCAAAGCCACTTTAGACTGAGTTTCTTGTTGTTCAGCAGATGGCCCTTTTGCCGCTTGAGCTTGCATAATCTTAGCGGCTTCTTCCAATGTGGGCAAATAAGCATCCACATCTTTAACACCCAAAACACGCAAAGTATCTTCAAAAGGTCTACGAACCTTGATGAACATTTCAGGCACTTCAGGTGGCACTTGCATCATGGCTTGCGCAAATTGCTGTTGTGCTTGGAGAATCATTTGCTGGCGGGTCAGGCGGTTTTCCTCAGACAGAAAACCCAAAGCCAGATCAATATTGATCATCTTGCGGTCAATAAACTCAAAGTTTTCTACCGACAAAGCATCCATAAATGGCGCACCCTTGAGGCAAGTGGCAGCCAATTGTTGGATGTTGTAATCATCAGAATACTGGATCAAAGTCTTCCAAGTAATGTAGATCACATCACGCAAACCAATGGCACAGTTCTTGACCATTTCGTCTTGAATCAACTGGTTTGGACCCATAGCCAATTGAAGCTTAAAGCCGGAGTTTCCGTCTTTCATTACTTCAGGATTGAGCGTATCGCTTGGGCTTGTCATGCCAATCATTGCCATCTTGTCAGACTCAAAACGAGCCATGGCAGATTCCACATAACCCAAATTGCCTTGCATTGGCTGGAATTCAAAGATGTGCTTGGTGGGATCAAACTTGCGATCCAAAATGAACATGGCACTTACGCCACGCTGAATTTCTTCGGCATCCAAAAACTCAGGATTGACACCAATGCGAGGAGTTGAGGATTGCATGGCAAAGGACATTTCAGCCCTGCGAATTGCCGTTGCATATTCCTGAAGCGGAACCAAACGCTCACCTAATGAGTAACCAAAGAAGTTACCAGTAATGGGCTTTGGACACATATTAGCCAAAGGAATGAAATCGACTTCTTTGGCATACAGAATGTAAGAGCCTGAGAAACAGCACTCAACAATCTCTTCTTCGCCATCACCATCAATGTCTCTGCGAATCCAAGCAGTAGTCAACATGATGACTCGGCTATAGCGATCTGCACCTTGGGAGGCAATCACGCCTTGACCTGGCACTGGTGTGGAATCACGGGCATGGAGAGCCAAATCGTTTTCCAATGCGCCAGCTTGGTACGCACCCGCAGGTCCATAAGCCGCATGGTCAGCCAACTTTTCCAAGTCCACAAATGGGAATTGTGTCTTGCACTCATGGATAGTCATGGGGTCATAAAAACCCACAAAATCTTGGTCCTGAATGGTGGAAATAGTAGGGTTGCAAACAAAATAATGCTGTGCAACGTGCTTAACTCGGATGCTTGTTTCGTAGCCAGTCAGCTTGTACTTGGCACGATAGATTGTATTGTTACGCAGTGCTTCTTGCAGTTCATCACCGCTAGGTTCTTGCATGGCCTCTGACTCATCAGGCATCATGGCTTCTTGCATTGCGCCTTGTAAGTCTACGTCAATCTTACGCATATCTTGACGCTTGGCGGTCAAACCTTTTTCACCAGCCAAAGTCTCAAATACTCGCAGTTGATCACGAGTGCCTTCAACTTCTTTGTATTGCGTAATGGGGTTACGCACAGGAGAAACCATCACAATGCCGTTTTTGTGCAACAAAGAATCTTGTGCCCAATCACGAATGACTTGATAAGAATCATTCTTACTGTTGAGCATATATTTGACCATCTCAGTAGCTTGACGAGCTTGGTCGCCATCTGCTTCACTGAATCGCTCAAACTCAAAGTTAATCTTGCCGTTAGGCATCAAACATTTGGTAATTACCGCAGTAGCATAATCAATGCCAGGAGCCACAATAGGCTGAATGTAGTCAATGCCACGAATTGGTTCCGTTGAATTTGATACTGGAATATTAAGATAGTGGTAATCTGTAAAACGATTGTATGTATTCTTGGACTGTGTAAGTCTCAAGTAATCCACCATCTTTACATATACTTCATGGCAAACTTGTTCGGTAAGGCCACGATTACCTGTAGGTGACTCAAGGCTTTCTACGATTACATTTTGTTTGTCCAACATATCAAAGTCCTTTAAACCAAGTTTTTGGCTTGTTTTTTAAAGCCGCAGAAAGCTTTTTTTTATGCTCTTCTGATTTTGGCTTTCCTTTCATAACTAAGGACATTTTCGCTCTAAATTCATCAGAACGTAAGCCTTTTCCATTTGTATTTCCAATCATTTTAGCTTTTGTTGCTTCAGATTTTGGAATTCCAATTAATGCAGCTCTAATTCTTTGTTTTTCTTGTTCGGTTCTTTTGCGTCCGCCTATTCCGCCACCACCATTATTTAAATTACATAGTTCTATGCCATCACTTTTAAATTTACAAATCCAATATTTTTCTAAATCAATCGATTCTTGTAAACTTAAATTGTTTTCAATAATTTCTGAAAAAAATCCAAATTCTTCAACAACTTTTTTCCATTTGTCATTTCTATTTTGACAAACTGTTTTACGATTTCCTTTACCCCGACCAACATAAAAAATTTTGTTGTCAGTTGTTTTGGTGTGAATGTAAACGTAAAATTCATTCATATTCGTTGGACTTTGCCTTCAGGCATTTCAATGCGCCTAAAAGTAAAGTTGTTTGCCCGACTTACCACGG